CATCATCAAATTTGAGGCCGTGTGCCAGAGTGCAAGCAATGATCACCGTGGACTGAGTTTTAGCAGTGCTCTTCTTCTGGGTATTGCTGAAATTGTCTGCGACAACCTTTCCGGATGTTGCTTTCTGAGTTGTGTTTGTACGAGCCATTATTTCAATCTCCTAAGAAAGAGGCCCGAGAGATCGGGCCTCCGTAGCTGGTTAGTTCAGGTTAGATGCCGAGCATCGTGGCAACGAGGCTGGGACGACGAATAACAGCGCCCCAAGTTCCGCCAACGACCTTTTGCTTGTAGCTTGACATTTCCGGAACCACACGACCCAAGAAATACTTCTCAGAGAATGCGCAGATACCAGTCTCAATGCCAAACAGGTCAGGAACAGTCATGTACAGCATTTCACCAGCCGTTGTAGTCAGCTCAGGAAGCTGAACAACCTCGATGTTGGGGAATGACTGCTTGAGCATAGTCATAGCCGTAAGACCGAAGGAGTTCGGCTCGGTCAGGTAAGGAGCTCTGGTGTTGCTGACAGCGAGAATGATGCGGGAGTTCTGATCAACCAAACCGCCGTTATTCTTGCTAATTTCAGCCCAAAGCTTGTTAATGTCGTTATAGACAATGTTGGCAGTCTTCTCAGGCTGTGCAGCGCACTTTGCTGTCCACGTAGAGTTAGCGGTAGATCCCGTGGTGATGGAGATCGGAGAAATCGAAGCGTTCAGGTTCGGGTCATTTAACAGACCGTAGACCTTCTTACCTTCGACGCCATAAAGCGCAAACTTGTTGTGAGCCATCGCCATCACGTAAGCAGAAGCCTGTTGTTTAGAAGAAACAACATTCAACTTGGCCTTGGCCGCAAGGCCGACTTCACGATCGCCATACTTGATGACGGTCTGGAACAAGAAGTTTTCGCGAGTCGGATAATCAACGTTCACGTCTGTGGAGACGTTCTCTGCGAAGTCAGAGTAAGGAGTCACATTGCCGGCATACTCTTCGACCGGGAAGGTGAAGAAGTTATCTGTCCAGTCACCCTTTCTTTCTTCGCCGAAAATCTTTGTAGCGTTCTGGGCGGCAAACAGGATGGGGACGACCTGCGGGTCAATGAATGTCGTGAAGACGGAAGGGACGCCGACAGACACGGGAGTCTGCAATGCGGCATCTCGAGCCATTGCCTTAACCGTTGCATCGTAATCGACGTTGATCTTACCTTTGGCGTCTGTGGAATAGGACATGAATCCTTTTGCTTCCACACCATGCACGCCTTTTTGCTTTGCTAATTCAAAATCGTTCATTTTTTACCTCAGATTAGGATCCACTCGCGGCAGGCTGATAACCGAGGCCGTGATTGGAAATGATGATCGTGTCGCCCTTTGCACCAGCCGTCTGAACCGTCCAACCAGTGTCATTTGCGGCGCCGGCATCACCAAATGTGATGGCGCCAGTGGTCGGATCACAGAGAACAGCTTGACCGATGGTTGCGGCCGCAGGTGCGACGATGTAGTAATCGCCTCTCACTGCAATCGTCAGTTCAGATCCTTTCGGATAAATGTCCGGAGTATCTGTGCCCAGCTCGATGGACGCCGTGAACGTGCGCTCAACAAAACCGATCGGTTTGGCCCCTGCAGAGCCCTTCAAGGATGCGATTGGGAATTTCACGGCTGTTCCGGTTGGGGAGGCGGCTACAGCAAACGCAAAACCACCGCACTGGACAGTACCGTCAGACAAGTAGTTCTGAGGCGTGTAGACGGCCTGATTGAATGCAACCTGCTGTCCCGGAATACCGATAGCAGGATAGAGACCTACAGATTTTTGAAGCATCAAAAAATCTCCTATTTATTTAACATTGTTCAAAATTGCGCTGACGGCAGTCGGCTTCTCGGTCACCTTGGCGCCGGAGTCTTTCGCACCAGCTAAGGCCTTTCGACCCTGCATGTAGGCGCGATACGCAGAACGAGCTTCGGATGCGGGGATGTTTTTCAAACCGAGTTTCTTGAGTGCTGCCACATAGATGGAACCTGCGGAGTCATAGGATCCGGCACGGATAACACCTAACACCGGCTTGACTTCTTCGATTGCGGCCAGTTCAGAGTAGATGGCGTTTCGGAGAATCTTCATGGAGTCAGAGGCAGAACTCTTTTCTTCTTTGCCATCATCAGGTTTCGGATCTTCATCTTGTGCGCCTTCATCTTTCTTCTGGGCGTAATTCAATCCGGCAGCAAAAGCCTTCTTCTCTTCTTCAGAAGCTTCATCAAGACCACAGGATTTCAATGCATCTTCCGCTTCTTTTTCGAGATAGCGTTCTTCGCCTTCGCGTTCGTGATCAGAATCGATGCGTTTAGGATCGTCCTTTTCACGTTTTTCGCCGTAGAGAACGCCAGCTTCAAAACCAGCCTTGAAGTTCGGATCCTTCATCTTTTCATCAAGTTCCGGATCGTCGTCCTGTGCCTCTTTTTGATCATCAGGCTTGGGATCTTCGTCTCCTGTAGCCTGAGAGTAAGCCAGGTCAGACAGAGTTGTCTTAAGCTTTTCTGCTTCTTCGTCCGTCAGGCCTTTTGCCTTCAGTCCTTCGATGATTTTTTGAATCATCGCGTCTTTGTCATCATCTTGAGCGCCGTCAACGATTTTTCCGTTGGGATCAACGGAATGCAAATCGATAATCGCCTTTGCTAACGTCACTTCAGCCTGCTCAACAGCGTCATCTTTTTCCATATTGAGAAAGTCCTTATTAGAATCGCGAACTCTTACCTCAGGCCCAGCGCGCCCAGTTTCCACAAGCGCCAGATGGTTCGCTCTGATCCGGCGTTGCACATAGTCGTATTTCTCTCCATTAGGTGTCTCTCCCGGCGTGAAGTCGGGCTCGAACGTATATGCCAGGCTCAACTCACGCATTGAACCGTCCTCGATCCTGCTGCGTGCGTCCTGGTCGTAAATATGTAGAGAGTTAACTAAAAACGGAGCCTCAAAAGCTCCGTCCGTTCCGGTAGTACCCACACGGGTTTGTTTGTTCTCGGGGGCTCCGTGATCATCGTGATGCTCCAGATGAATCGGGATACCGTTAATTGATTGAATAGTTTCGGGAGAACTAAGTTCTTCAGGCGGTCGATAGGCGTGATAGATCTTTTCAGGGTCTAATCCGAGCTCTCGCCAGCCTGCAATCTCTTTCCCGTAATACGGAGCAACTTGAACTCTTGTCAGCGGAGACTTTTGGACATGGAGGAAACCGTTGTCGTCCACAGATCGAACACTCACAGAATCAATTGCAACCGTGCGTTTTAGATTTCCCACAGTAATAACCTCGAAAATGTTTAATCCGGAAGGATGCTTCTGAACTGGCATCTACACCAATAAAGCTCACCGGGCATCACGTTCCGACCGACCTCCTTGTCGTACAGGCCTTTAGAAAGATCAAACTCTTTTCCGTTCATCTCAATGTGGCTTTCTCGACTGGTGTACTTGCCAGGGACATGAATCCAAACCCCTCGAGTAATCCCTAAACCTTTGCAGTTGGCCTGCTGAATCTGCTGATTCAGTTTCAGCGTTTGGTCAATTGCCACACGCTGAGCTCGTTGAGCCGTAAATGAAGAAGATCGTCCAAGGGCTTCCACAATCTGCGAATACGTGCCATGACCTTCGTAAGCATCCATAAAGGCAGAGCGAATATTTGTCAGCTCGGATGTTGTGATGTTGCTGATGAGGCTCGTCGTGTCGGCGACCATTCCCGGTAGTTCATTTATTGCCTGAGGCGTGATGAAGAAGTGCTTGCGCGTCTGCCTCATCTCATAAGCAAAAACGGAATCAGGAATGCCCGCCGCCTTGAGCGATGCCTTTTGAGCTGTCGAGACATCGGCGGCAAGGTTTTTCACGTACCACTCAGCAATCTGGCGTGTTTCCCGATCCGCCGTTCTTATCCAGTTGCCCATGTTACGGGCTATGAAGTCATCAACATTGCGACGGAATCTATCCGGATCACGAAGAACCAAGTGGTTAATTCGTTCCTTGATATTCCGCAGCCGTGCGCGATCGAGAGGATCGTCCGGACGGAACGTTAAGGAAGCGTCCTCGGTCAATCCTCCAGCATCGGACAGATAAAGGAGAATCTCGTTGAGAATCCTATTTCTAAAGGACCGCAAGAAGGTGTCGAGCTTCTTTTTGAACTTTGCCTGTCTGCCTAGATTCGGCTGAACAGCACGAGCAGTCTTCATTAGAAAATCTCTCCAGCTTTGTCTTCATCAACCTTCGGCGCCGGCGCCACGTTCTCGGCCGAGCGCTGTTTCAGGAAGTTGTTCATCAGCTCATTCTGCTGACTGGGATCATCGGTCATGAGCTCTCCCTCCATCCCTTCCGGCAATTCTTCCGGAATGAAGTCCAAACCCATATCGGAATCGCGTCGGACAAACTCACGGACCTCTTCAGCACTCAGAACATTGCGGTCCTGCAGAACAGCCAACATGTCGACCTTCGTCTTGGCCGTGATTGCTGTGGCCGCGGCATCTGCCTCTCCAAGTTCGTTGAATTTGAATGTAATGGACTGATCAACGTGTCCAAATTCCACCAACTGGATAGCTTTCAAGACAGTTTGAATTGCGTCTCGATTGAGCTCTTGTTTTGATTTGATATGGTCGTAGTAATTCCGGATGTCGCTCTGACCGGTAGCGTTGAAACCGCTCGGAGAGATTCCGAGCAGCTTGACCGCCGGTGTACGGTTAATGGCCGCAATGAATTCCAGAGCTTGACGAATAATGCCTTCAACTCCTGAGATCGTCAGTGTGATGTTCTGCAGATCCTCGGAAGAATCACAGGCAAAAATGGCCTCATTAGAGCGATAACGCTGTAAGAGCATCATCTTCGCGTCTAACTGCTCAATCCCGCCAGCTTCAAAAGCCTCAGCAAAATTTGTTTTGAATACCGTGAGGTTGAGTTTCTCCAGAATGCTGACGCCCGTTTCTCTGGCCTTGTTCCAGTGCTGCACATAGTCCCATAAGATCTGAGCCTGTGGGATTCCAAGGAAGTTATAGGCTGGTCTCAGAAGTAAAGGGGGCTCATTGTCAACCAGTCGAATAAGACGAGATGCATGCACCTCTTGCCCAAAAACAAACCAAGACTTTGGCTTAAGGTAATCATCTTTGAGCGGCTGGTTGGCGTTGTAAAAACCAGGCGAGACATTTACCGGATCAATGACAATAAATTTGACCGACTTATCCTCGCCAACCAGTTCTGCTGATTTGTCAGAGAAATTAAGAGGGAGCTTTAGAGCCTCTCCTTCGACTCCTGTGTCAACGAAAATGAAGCATCCTCCCATGAAGCCGACGAGGCTCAGGGCTTCATTAAAAAGCCGTCTCAGTCGATACTTGTTCTCCTGCAGATCTTGGAGCTGCTTAACGTTATCCGCCGATTCGTCTTCACCGCCCTCTACCTGAATCCATTCCCGGCACATATCATCCGCGACAGTCTGAATACAGGTGCGGATCATGCCGTTTTGGGCGATATTCTGAAGGACACCGTAACCGACAAACGATGTCATCGGGAACTGTCCTAGGTCCAAAGCGTGCTGTGTCAAAGATGCATAGTACGCGTTGAAACTCGAGCCAATCGCGGCATCGTTCGTGAAGCGAGACTCCTCTTTCTCCGGCTCTTTGGTGTTCAAAGTGATCGGAGGATAAAAGAGCGCTTTAGCATCTTCCGAAGAGAACGATGTTCTAGGAGGCACGAAGCGAGAGCCTGCCGCGTCGAGGATCTCTTGATTGATCTTTCGGCGTTTGTTTTCGTCCAGTTGATTCATGATTTTCAAAATCTAAAACGTGCCTGCTGCATCTGCTCTCTAGTCAAAATGACGCCTGAGCCGTTGCGGAAATAGTTAAGACATTGACTTAGGGAGTCGACACAATCATCGTGGGCGCCGGCTGGGAAATTCAGCAATTCAGCTTCAAATGCACCCATCCATGGCGTTTTCTTCGGATCCGGCAAGTAAACATTGCCAGCCTCAAAAAACGGCGTAATCGCGCTCGCACGGGCCTCCTTAGATTCCTTCGGAGTAACCGGAACAATGCCGCTGACGGTTTTTTGAAGTTCAGAGATAATCGCTGATCCGTTCGCTTTGTCTTCAACCAACTTGCGTAACGCTTTGGGCCACTTGTGCGCAAGAATGAGGAACATCTCACGTGTTTTAACGAAGTCCCACTGACCTCTAACTTGATCAAGCAAATAAAAATTAGCGCCTTTCTTTCCCCAAACTTGTCCTACCACATAGTCGGAGTTCTTCGAATCCTTAAACGTCATGTCCCACGACGTTACGATCTGATCAAACTCAGGAGGCAAGCTCGATTCCGTCCAGTATTTGAACCATTCGGCTTTGAATATGTTGCCTCCCTCCGGGATCGGATGCTGCTGATACAGTGCAGCCCAATCCCTCGATCCGACAGTTTTCTGAATCTTTTTAAGCTGATCTAACGAATAACGCTCAGGATGCAGCGCCTCGCCTTTCCGCCTATGGATTTCATCATGCTCAGCAATCGCAGGATAGTTAATGACCGTAAAAGTATCGCCCTGTCCGTTCTCCATGTTTTCAATGAGGCGCCCAATGAGATCGTCTAAGTGCCACCTCGTAGCCATGACGATCACACCACCGCCCGGAGACAAGCGTGTATACGCCGTAGATGTGTACCAGTCCCAAATAGACTGTCGCACCGTGGCACTATTCGCCTCTGCGCGATCTTTCACGGGGTCGTCGATAAGCAAGCAATCTGCGCCTTGACCGGTGATGCCTCCGCCCACACCGCAAGAACGGTAGGCGCCAGCATGACCGACAATCTCAAATAAATCGGATGTCCGAATGTACGACCCTCGCGAGTCCGGACGGACTCGCGAGCCATTTAGCGTCGTTTCGGGGAATATCTCTTGATATTTTTCATCATCGATAATCCGCTGAACGTCACGATTAAAACGCTGTGATAAATCTGCGCTGTAAGACGTAGCGATTATCTGAAGATCGGGAAAACGCCCGAAGGCATAGGCAGGGAAGCGGCGGGAAACCAACTCACTTTTACCGCTTCTCGGAGGCATGGTAATAATCAACCGAGGAGATTTCCTATCGGCGACAGCCTGTAAAAAGTCATCAAGAGCAGTGCATATCTCACGATGAACCCATCCCATTAGGTAATCAGGTTTGGTGTACGTAGTGAAATAAGCGAGCGATTTACGTGCCTTAGCTAGTCTGATCTCCTGTATCGTTGGAAGCCGCATTCACAATACCCTCCAGCGCGTCTAACTGTTCCAAGGTGAGCTTGCTTAGATCCAGCTGGTTAACTTTATCGACCTTGACCGGTTCACCGTCTTTTCCAGTGATCTCCTTCCTGTCAGTCTCCTTCCACCCACAGCGACTCTTCATGTAAAAAATGGTCGCTGCCGGATTCCCCTCTCGAATGAGAGCCATCAACTTTCCGCCAACAAAGGCGTTTGCCTTAGCCTTTCCCTTTTTTATAGCGGTCGCAAAATTCGCAAAATCTTTTTTTCGATTCTGTAGGGTTCGATAACTGATCCCGAGCGCGAGAGCGATCTCCTCCTCGTTGTCACAAACCTGAGCCAGTTGTTCAACCTTCTCTAGGTCAATCTGAATGCGTGGACGAGTCCGCTTCTTTTGAACTTTTTCTTCCATGCCTTCAACCTGCCTTTGGTTAACCGGTCATATCGATGATCTTCTGAATTAGATCCTCGGGTCCGAAACTCTTAACGAAATCCTGAACCTGCTCTTTGTATTCGATCGGAATTGAGAGCGTCAGATTAAAGCTGTCTGCCTCGGGTTCATCTTTTTCCGGTTCTTCCTCAGCGGGTTCGGTAGTTCCACACAACAAAGCATTCAGCTCCTCGTCTGAGAAACCGGTGACTGGCGACAAATCTGTATCCTGCAATTCCTGCAGCTCAATTCTCAAGAGATCAATATCCCAACCAGAATTAAGAGCAATTCGATTGTCTGCGAGGATAAAGGCTCTCTTCTGAGCCTCAGATAATCCGTTCAATTGTCGGTATTACCTTCAGTCCGAGCTTCTTAGCCGCCTTCAGGCGTCCATGTCCGGCAATCACTCCACCCTGTTCATCAACCAGGATAGGATTGTTGAACCCAAATTCCTTGATCGAACTGGCGATTTGATTCACCTGTTCCTCAGAATGCGTCCGGGCATTATTTGCGTACGGAATCAAGTCATTGACCGGCCTGTAGAGAATTTTGAGTTCAGATTCTTTCATAGCTTTAAAAAGGTGCGCCCAGCATTTTCAGCCGAGCGCACTCCAACCAACCCCAAGGAGATAGTTTGTTAAGGCGGTTTTCTCCGCCATTCTCGTCAGGAGAATTAGAAATCCAGCGGAGTGAGCATCTTCCCGTTGGGAATCTAGGCTTGCTGGATGTTGTAAATGGCTCGGTGCTTAAGCCCACCGAGAGGCTGGCGGTTTGTCGATAAACGTTGTGGACAACAATGAAACCGCAAGAGAAATCAAAGAGCCAAGCAACCCAAGATAATTGACAGAATCAACATGAAATTGATTGTCCGGAGTGCATAGCCTCGTCTGTTATGGATGGCATTAAGTGCATCGATTGAGCGCTGATACTGTTTGAGCAAATCCTTCTGGACGGATAGAACTGGCACATCATCTTGGTAATGAGTGTTCAGCCATCTCAGGTAATCCTTGCAGATTCCGGAAGGATAAGCAGCGCCGCTTGAAAAGATAATCGACATCAGCAAGGACGCAAACCCTAAAGCAGCGGAAACAACTGCCAGCCACAACCTCCAGCCTTGGAAGAAATGGTTGTCGAATAGATAAAACAGGACACCGAGAACCACGACGCAGAAGCCTTGGTAGAAGGCTAGCCGCTTGGTTTGCTCCGGAAGCTCGGCGATAATTTTTCTATCCAGTTCGGCTTTGGCGGTATCGATAAGGATGGATGCAGTCTGGATGTCGTACTTATTAGGTTCGATCATAAAAGTTCCGTTGTTGACCTCTGAGAGGCAACAGATAACAAAAAAGCCCCGGAATCGGAGCTCTCGTATTCGCCTGACTTAACCCTCAGTGTCTCGTTCTCTTCGGACACACCGGTTCCTCCGCAAGGAACCGTCATCTTTAAGCCTTTAGGCGGCCTGGCAAACAGGCTTGAAATTGTCTGCTTGTGACTATACACCAAAAAGAAGCCCCTCGGGCTGGAGGGGCGGAGTTTCAAATTTCGATTGTTAGGCAGCGTGCGTCAACGCCCAATACTTGTAACAGTCAAGGTCTTTGACTGAAAATCCGAGATCATCGAGCGAGCGTTCGAGCTCAACAAAATTAAGGTTGTTCACAACGTCCCAAAGTTTACTTGCGTCCGGAACGTCCAAAGCCTGCATGACCCGCATTGCCTGCATTAGAGGTTTTCTGAAAAGGTAGCGCTGGTAGTAGCAGAACACTTGCAGGGTCTTCAAGAAATCCGCGTAAACAACGTATCTTTGCGGCTTCTCGGTCTCGGCAGGCTCAGAGGCTGGTGCTTCAGGCACGCTCAAGTCAACAACTTCAATAAAACGCAGGCAGTCCTCGAACTGCGACTGTTTGAGTTCTGTGTAGCGTGGGATTTGGTAGCGTGCCTTGATCGCGCGGTAGATCGTCTGATAGTACACAGCCGTTTTCTTTGCGCGTCTTGCCACTGCCTGTTGGATTGCAACCTGCTGCGCGTTGGTGATGGTGTCACCTGTTGGAACTTCGTAGCGTCCGGCCCTGCGAATAGCCGGTAAGACCTCATTTGTGACCCAGCGTTTGAACTGTTTTGCCTTTGGAAGTTTTGAGCCGAAGATCAAGGCGTACAGGCCGCTTTCGTTTACGCAGTTGACTAACTGCTTGCGGTTGAGGCGGTCGAGTATTTCGATTTTACAAACGTCTTCGGGGTCAACATGATCTTTGATTGCCTTCCAAGGATTTGTAAAACCAAGAATAGAGCAAACCTGTTGAGCAATGAAAAGAGGGTTGAGGATGTCACCAAGGATTGTGAGGGAAGTATCCTCAAACGTGAAAGATAAAGTATTTGACATTTAATGTCTCCACTAGAGTTTTTAAAACCCTGAGCCCCGAGGTCAAGCGGGAGAGCAGGAACAAGCGGATTGACCTTACCGCCTAGTGGAACGGCGCACCGAAGTGCTCCGCTTGCTCCGCTCATTAGAGAGACAAGTATGGGGTAGCGTTCGGCTACTCCATATAAACCCTAACAAGGGCGATGACCTAACGAATCGTTAGGGCATCTCGTAGACAAAACAAAAACCGCATTCACGATCTTGGCGGTCTACACGCCACTAGGAAAATGGGAGGTCAATCCCGCGCTGTTGTTCAACAGCGAGGTCAGTATAGCGATACTCCGAGAAAAAATAAATAGGTTCATCTTAAGAAACATTTTTAAGTGCCTGTTGAATTGCGACGGGTATTGCCGCTTTAATGAACTCCCATGAGAGGGATACGCCGCTTCTTTTTGACATTCCTTTGATTTTTTCCCAAATGGTTTTATCTCGCAAAGCGTCAAGCAAATCATGCCCTGACATCGATATGTACACACCTTGAAAATCCCAATATCCAAAACTCCCATCCGAGCGTCGCGTTACTTGCCCGTTTTTAAGGATTCCCGCATCTAGCAAGATTTCAAAATGACCTAAAACTATCGTTTTTGCATCGTCACGGGTAGTGTCGGTTATTAAATCCTCATATCGTTTTTCAGAAAAAAACTCGTGCAATGTATTGTTTTCAACGTTTATTAAAATCTCTTTAACAATCTGCCAGTCTCTTACCATAACCCCTCCACTGTTCAATCTATTTTAACCAATGCCGGCAACGCAATTTTCGCCAGTTCAATAACGTTTTCAATCGTCAACGGAACACCTTTTTCTTTAGCGTATTTCTTTAGCTTTCCTATGAAATTATCAGTTCGAAGAGATTCAAGGAGCGAATAGCCTTCAAGGGTCATCTCTGGAGCGCCGGTACATGCGTAACTAAAGTAACCGTCAGCGCTTTCCTTGATTTCAATGTTTTCAATGTAATTCGCTGAGGCAAGAAGTTTGATATGACGTAAAACAACCGCTTGAGCTGGATTCTGCTTATCTTCCAAACGTTCAGAAAGCAGCTGTCCCTCTCTCCACTGAGAAATGCTATCCGCATCCTGCAGAAATTCCTGAATCGTCTCAGCTTCAACGTGAGCGAGAATCGTTCTGATTAGACTCCAATCAAGTCGCATTTTTAACCTTCCTTTCGTTGATTTGTTCAAAATACCGAACTCGCAAAGCGAAAAATAACAAGGCATCTTCAGTCCACCGATCAAGCTTTCTTCGTTTGATGTTCCAGATTCGCTTACCTGCTTTGCTCAATGCAGACTGGGAGCCAAACACGTATAGCAGCACAATCAGTTTCGCTGTCCGGACATTCAGACCATGGGTTCCGATGGAGAGAACTTCGGTTCCCGGCGCCGAGAAGTTTTGCCAAACGACATTGAGAAAATCCGCGTCCCTCATGTCGACTTCGCGGGCCTTCATGCCGCTGTTGCCATCATCCTCTGCGTAGTCCTCAGAGAAATCCGTCTTGTTTCTTGTCAATGCGAGAGCTCTCTCTACCGCGTAGGCAATTGAGACGTTTTTAACAACGCGGTCACGATATGCCCGCCGCCAATTGTCCAAACGAGGTCTGAGATCATCAATGAGTTTTTGTTCTGTTTCTGTCATCCAAGAGTCCTCAAGTAGCTAAGCATGCAGTAGAGATAAGTAACCCCGAGAGCTGACAGCCCCCAGAACTCAACCTTTTTTCTGAGTTTGTCGCGGCGTTCTAAATAATCCGTAATCCATTTGAAGATCCAAAGGAAGACGAACATCGCGACGTAGCAATTGATCATCCAGAAAACATAACCTTCAGTGCTAGTAGGCCAATACATTCCAGCCCCCTCCCTCTTTCTTCGGTTTAGGCGTGACGACAAACAGCGGAATCGGGCACTCATCCGAGCAAACCTTGCATTTAACTTTGCTGTCATCTGCAAAGATTTTCGGGGAACCTTTGACCTCGTGGAGTTCAAGAGATCTATCCGGACGCATGACCAAAAAATCGGGCGTGTAGGAACAACGATTTGAAGCAATCTTCCAAGTGAAGCGCTCGAACCAATATTTGAGAATTAACCCTGCATTTTTCTGTTGCTCAAGGTAATCTCGATAAGCGGCCTCGGTCCGATTCATTTCCCCGGCCCTGAGCCGTCCTTTTGCTTGTAAAAACCTTTTCATTTATCCCTCCTGATTGAGTTTGTGTTGTTTGGTTGAATTCTTTAATGCTGTTTCCAGAACATTAGAGTTCCGTTGAGCGATGATCTGAGCGTGTGAAGGCCAACGCTCAAACTGCGAGAAGAAGTCTCTCCTGCGTTGAATTTGCTCGTCTCCTGCCTGCTCGAACACGGAGCATCGAGCAAACGAGACCGGATAGCACTCGATTCCGGCGCCTTTGTCCGGATGGTGACAGTAGATGTTCATGTCCCCAAAGGACTGTTTTGGAGGCAGATGCTTCTTCCCGTCAGGTCCTATCCAAAAGGCCTGAGCATGAATGCAGTAGAGGCAGCACCCGCTCATTCAGACTTCCTTCGGAAAGCACAAACGAAATCGACAGCAATAACCATCCCCAAAATCTTCAGGCTGTAATCAATGTTTGAACCCCTGTAGGCAAACCAACCGACATCAGCCAGATAAAGCAAACCTCCCATCCAACCGAGGAATTTGAACAAGTAAGCGAAGTCAAAGCTCATGATGTTTCTCCTGGCTGAGTTGAAAAGCAGCCCTCACGAGTAGCCCAAACAGCACCAGATTGATGAACACCACCGGCGCCAAAATGATCATCAGCAACTGCCATGCACTCTCTGACATAAAACCTCCTAAAAGTAGGGTTCAGGCGCAGGCTCTGACTGTGTTAGCTCCAGCCACGGCCTCACCGGAACACGCGTCCACGATGTGCAGAAATTCAGACTGGCGTTGTCCCTCCAAAGCTTGATGAACCCTTCCCAAGCACCGTTTCTCTGCTTGCATAGGTTCAAGACAAAATCGGGTTTTGTGTCATCGACATCTTTTCCTTCAGCCTTCTTTTGAACCTTGCTGTAATCGCGGGCCAACACAAAAACGTTGAATGCAATGTTGGTGATATTGGAGCTTCCCTTAATGGATTCTTTCGTCGCAGAATCAAACACCGAATAGGTTTTTGAACCGCCGTCTCCACGCTTCCGGCAATGTGCGACCACCACGATGTGGACGTTGTTGACCTTTGCAAACTCGACCAGTTTTCCCATAACGTAGTCGGTTTCCTTCTTGTCCATATCGTCTCTGACACACATCATCAGAGAGTCGACAAAGAGGATGTTCGATTTGTAGTCTTGGACGGCGGAATCCAGCAGGCGCAGCAGTTCATTAGGCGTAACTTTCCGCTGCAGATCGCAAATTCGCATCCTTGAGGCGAATTGTTTGAAGAAGAGGTCAACATCAGGCTCTTCAATCATCCGTTTCTCAGTGCTGCAGACCGTCTGCATGAGCATTCTTTCGATCGTCCGTACCGGAGCCATTTCAAAGGAAGCAATGTAGAGAGAAGCTCCGCATGAAATGAGGTGAAGTCCGATCTGACCAAGCAAAAGAGATTTGCCAGAACCGTTTTCACCCGCCAACACTGTTAGTTCTCCCGGACGAAATTCAAAATCTATCGGACGCCCGACACAGCCTTCATTCGTTTGAGTAAAGGGAAGCGTGAACTTGGAGACATGAGTCTTCTTTTCTTCCAAATAGTTCTGAAAATCGTTTTTGAACTCGAGAACGTCCTTGTTGATAAAAAACTCAGGAGACTTGTACGCCCTTCTCTCGTATTCCGACAAAGAAGTTTCTATTTCGGCTCCATTCGTCGGATCGCCCCAGTAGTCATCAAGCTCAGGCGAAACGCTTGTATTTTTTGGATTCATAGTCAAATTTCCATGCAATCAGTTGTTTGTTTTTGAACATCACCGAGACGACAACGGCGGCAGGTAGGGATTTGGGAATTTCGAGCATCCAACGACGGACGGTTTCTCTGAGTTCGGGCGTATCGTCGACATCGATAAAGTCGATCAGAACAGTCTTACCTCGGAGAAATTCGGCCTTGATGTGATTAGGTTCGTCGCAGAACGTAAACAGTATCGTCGGAACCTGAGGACGTCTTCTGGGCAGCACCTCGATTTCATCCTCATAAATCGCATCAGCTTGGTAGAGCTCTAGTTCGCTATCGGTTAGTCGAGGAAAGAAAACCAGCTGAGTAGTCGTAAAAGCATCAGGATGTTCGTAGAACGTTCTGCCCTGATCATCTCGAACAACGGCGGCAGCGGCAAACATCATTTCTGCTCCTTATGGTTCGGGAGGTCCTTAATGTCGAATGCATTCATTCCTGCATGGAGTTTTTCGATGAACATGTCTCTAGCACCGATCGAATACGTAACGGGAGGAAGTTCTTTGTTGTATTCGGCAGCCGTGACCCACACCGCATTGGGATTTTTCCATTCGTCTTTAACCCAATCGGCTTTGAAACCCGTCCAGTTGCGGACCATCATTTCATTGATGACCTCTTCCAATTTCCAGCCGGCGGTTTTAGCTTCCTTACGAAGAAGCGAAACCACTCTTTCCGTTACCGGCGCCTTCTTTTGCTTTCGATATGCCAAAAAGTCCTGCCAAAACTCGTCAGTTAACTCCTCAGGTTTCTGGCGGCGTTGAACCTTAGCTTCCCTTTTTGGTTTCGGTTCAACTGTTTCCTTTTCGGAAACACTTGCCTCCTGAACCTTTGGTTCTTCAAGCGGAAGTTCTTCCCCAATGGTTTCAGTTTTTAGAGAAAAAGGTTTTTCACACACACGCCCCGCGAAACTTTTGGAAACTTCCGGATGTTCTTCGCTCTTTTCGGTGCGTGTATATGTTTCTTGTTCTTGTTCTTGTTCTTGTTCTTGTTTTGGCATACCCTTTCCGAAGTCTTTGCTAAAGCCTTTCGGTAAGTCTTTGCTAAAGCCTTTCGGTAAGTCTTTCGCAAAGCCTTTCCGATAGGCTTCGTTAAACTCTTTTGGTAACGCTTTAATGAAACTATCTCTTTGAGAATTAAGAATAATTTGCGCAGATTTCGCAAGTACGTGATTAGTTAAATCACACTCAGGCAATGAATCTAGAGCGCTATTCCAGGACTTAACTACATTCGGATTTTCCGGAAAGTTGTACTTTAAAAAGTTAGGTACGTAGATCAAAAAAGACTCTGAATCGTACTTTATTAAACCCTTTGATAAGAGTTCATTTAAGGCTTGAATAAAGACTTCACTAAAGCCTTTCGGTAAGTCTTTCTGTAACCCTTCATTCAAATATTCGTTACCTCTTTGTTCGATAGCAAGCGACTCAAACGACGCCTTAAAAGCACCGATAGGCGCAAGGTCACGTCGACTTAGTATCGTGTACCAAGCCAGCTTTCCCTCTACAGACAATTCTCTGAACTTCTTATCGTTGCTGATGCGGCAGTCGATCTTTCTATAGATCGCCATAGTTGCCCCCTATTTGGATTTTTTCCAAGCTTTGAAATGTGGGAACGCGAGCCGAAGGTAAGGAAGTCTCCCAAGAGGAACACCGTTCTTCGACCACTTAGTGACGGCGGCGGCACTTAACCCAAAGGTCTTTGCAATTACAGACTTCCGTTTGAACTCACCCAGAAGTTCATCAAAAACCTGTTCTTCCAGTTTTTTCATGGTTTTACTTAGGTTAAAAATTAACGCTTATATATTAACTTAAAAATTTACCTAGGTAAACCAATTCAGTGTTAACTTAGGTTAAATTTATCTCACACAGACGGAGGAACGTATGAGAACAAATGAATCTCAAAAAACGTGGACAGACCGCTTAAATGAGGCTTTAGCGTTGCGCGGAAAATCTCCGGCGGACATATCAAAGGCAACCGGTATCACACCAGCCGGAATCAAAAAATGGATCGACGGCGATGTCTCAAAGCCGAAATTCGATGACGTTTTTGCAGTTTGTTCATTCTTGGACATCACCACGGAATGGCTCATGAAAGGCATTGGATCAATCAACGACAAAACCATGCCTGCTGCCAACATGGTCTCCATCCAACAAGTTGACTTTTATGGATCTTGCGGTGTCGGAGTGATGAATTTCGAGGACTATCCGGAAATCAAGACCCTTCAAGTTACTCCAGCTTGGTTCTCTCGAAATTTTTCCTTCTACAACCCAAGAGACGTGAAGATCATCACTGCTTTAGGCGACTCGATGGAGCCAGAGATTCGAGATGGGGATGCCGTATTTATTGACATAACAGACCGAGAGACCCTAAGAGACGGTATCTACCTACTAGTGGTCGATGGAGAAGCCTACATCAAACGGATACAGAAACTGATCGGAAAGAGGATTGCGTTGCTTTCCACCAACAAGGCATATAAAGACATTGAAATAAGTCTTGATTCTGACATTGAAGTTCGCATTATTGGCCGAGTAATCAAAAGTTTGAAACTCGTGGACATTTGAAATGAAAACATTGGCAGAGCGTTTAACCTTGGCGTTAAGTGATTCCGGTTTAAAGAAAAGTGACATCGCTAGGTTATGTTCGATCTCTCCGGCTTCAGTTTCCGATTGGTTTACTGGCAAGTCGAAAAGCATCAAATCTATTTATCTCCCCAAGGTTGCCAAATTGCTTGGCGTTTCTTCAACGTGGTTAGCAACCGGTAACGGTCCGATGAAGTCCCCTAATGTACTTGTGACCGAAGAAGTCTGTGATGACGACGATTGGGTAGAAATTCCCGAATACAAAATCCGATTTGCGGCAGGTTTCGAACAAAACTCCACATTGGAAGAACTGGCTTCTGAATACAAAGCTGCTTATCGTCGTTCATGGTTCCAGAGAAAGCACGTCAATCCAGAAGACTGCAAGCGCTTCAAAGTAAAAGGAGATTCCATGGAACCTCTTTTGCTAGACCATGATGTTGTCTTAGTTGATTGCTCCAAAACTGAGATCATCGATGGCCGAATCTATGCCTTTGTTTTTGGGGATGCTTTAAGAGTAAAGCGGCTTTATAGAAAAATCGACGGCTCGATAATGGTGCATTCAGAAAATCCAAACTTTCCGGATGAAACCATTAAGCCAGCAGACACTGAGCAAGTTCAAATTATCGGAGAAGTCATTGAAAGATCTGGATCAGTTTGATAAAGATTTAGGAGAAGAAAAATGCTTTTCTGTGAACGAGGCATCCGTGCTCCCGAACGCCTTTATTCTTTAAATAAATTTTATGTGATACCGTCTGAAGCAGAGAAAAAATGGAAACTCATGGGTATATACGTACCCATATTTTTCTTTTTCATATCTCACGCTAAGGCGGGCATGTCGGCAGAGATCTTGAATCAAACTGCGACTTTATTATGTGAAGCCTTGTTCAAGAAGAAATACAAAAGAAGCTTTTTCTTCTTCAAAAAACTTATCGAAGACCCTTTTGAAGATTATTGGGATGAAGTCATTGGCATAGCATTTTCAGCAGTTTGGCAACAAGCGAAATGGGGCGACTTCATGGAAAAGGGATACAGCATGTCATGGCACCTGGGCAGACAATTTGAATATATGTCGGTTTTGAACTTTCGCCCAAATTTCCTTAGATCTAGGTTAGAAGTCGATGAGGAATTGACAAGAATTTATCAGTCCGAGTGCAAAAAGGAAAAAGAAATTTCAGCCCTTGCGTGGAGGCTATCTCGGATGCCTGCTTCAGAAAGAGAGAAGCTGTTGCAACGAAGATACCAATAACTCACCCAAAAGAGAAGGACAGCCGAAGGTTCGGGGCTTTGTGCGACACATATCAACGCAAGGACATTTATAAAAGAATTTAGGAGGCAAAATGTCTCAGTACGATGTTCCAGAAAACGATGCAAGAGAAATAATGCTACTGCCAAAGGAGGGAGAACCAAATGACTGGATTGCAAATGATGGCTCGGAGAATGTTATTTCAATGGCTTTCCCTGCCGTTGTTACTAAGGGTCCTCCGTTATCTGGACTGAAGGTTGTTTTTGATTACAAATACCCTCGCGACATTCCTGGCGAAAGGATACGAGCAACACTCTTTCAAGAAACAGGTAAAAAGAGACAACGAATGCGGCAGCGCGTCTATCAAATCGAGGTCAGATCTGGGAAGATTTCTTCTGCTCACCAATTGCCACATGAGCACATTGGAACGCTAAGATTAAACTTTGACAAAGTACTTAACTTTAGCGAGTGCTTGGATCTATTTTGCGAAAGATGTAATTTAACAATTTGTGGGGATCAGGAGATTCTTGATCCCGGAAAATTCGAGTTATTGCCATGATGAACGAAAGATTGCCTGATATTCTAGGAGAAAGCTTTCAGTTAGTACTAATGCAAGAGAAATCTTCCATTTGGCAACTCTCTTTGCCTATCAAAACTCTCGATAACGACAACTTTGAAATCTATCTAAGAAAAACGGGCAAAAACTATCACCTCTTCGATGATGGGAACACATTGTGGACCGCCACTGGCTTAGGTGCGAAATCTAAACTCTTCAAAGAGAAGCTTGCACTTGTAGCTCACATAAATGAACTAAACCTAGATAAGTTCGGCGAGTTGAATGCTACCTGCACTGAAGATAATTTGATTGAAACCGTCGGAAAGTTCATTAAAGCGTTAAATCAAACAGATTTATTTTTAGCTACCGACCCAGAGCTTTTCCAGGTTAAAGAAAACCTATATGAAATTGCCAAAAACATGTTGTCTGAGCTAACCACCGCGTTAATTTGTAAGCCAAAGGTTAGTTTCACCGGATACTCGACCAATAAATATTCTTTCGATTTTAAGATCAACGATTTACTAGTCGATGCCTTACCGCCATCCGGAAACAGTATCAACTCTTGCATAGCTAAAGTAGTCGATATCAGAGCAGCGCTTTCCGATGAAAGGGAGAAAAACTTTTATCCAACTGCTTTAATTGACGACAGATTCGTTGATAAAAAAGACAAGCATTTAAATGGATTTTTGAAAAAATTAACAACAATAATGAGCGCCTATACTTTTTCCCAAGCTCCTAGTCTCATTGAAAGATCTTCTTTCCTTTAATTCAGCTGCACCGCCTCCGGGCGGTTTTTTATTGCCGCGAGGCGGCTTTTTTACTAAAAAATTTATCTAAGTAAAAATACTTAACGATTTGCTTTACTTTTTAGTTTACCTAGGTTAATATTTATTCATTGATTTATTAACTCAGGTAAACAATGTTCCTCTAATTCCTACAATTTCAGAATCCGGGCCATGGAGTACTAAACCCGGACGCAGCAGACAGAAGCAGAACCTGTGAGCGAAAAAATTCGAAACGGCCAAGTGCAGGCGGTGCTGGTCACGCGAAGACAGACAATCGAACACCAGCAGTCAGTGAAGTGAATGAGTAAGGCAAACGGTAGCCACGAAACACTTTTCAGCTAGAGACCTCTGACAAATAAAGGCATTTGAGATGCACGCAGTATCAAGAACAGCAAACCTGCGTTGAGGTCCCGAGAAGCTAACCAGATGAGGAAATCAAAACCAAGAACAGAAACTCGGGCGTCCCAGTCTCGTGAACTGGGTGAGCTAAGCGCTCTCGCAAGAGTAAGAGAAGAGCGCAAACAAAAGCGCCTTCTTTGTCACTCACCCAAAGACGAACGATCTTTAACTTGGAGGGCGCTTCTGTTTTTCACAGGAGAGAAAAATGCTTTTAAAAGTTAAGCGCGTTGTCCCTCAAGCTTATGAGATTTATTACAAGGGTCAAAACATCATCAGCTTAATTAGACCGAAGCCTAATGACTGGCGCTTTTCCGGATTCTTCATGAAAGAACAAGACAAGGTAAACGATTTGTTATTGGCAAACGTTTTCGGTCTGAGTTTCCGAACAAAAAGACGAGCGCTCATCGAGCTAGAGGTCATTTTTGCAAGATTTGAATCGCTGCTAGCAGAGCAATAAGTTGAGTTGTTAAATGAACAAAGAAATCTCTATCCTTTCGCAAACATATAAGGCGCTCAGCAATGCGGCTCCTCCTCAGGGCGAGACAGCCGCACGCGAGTTCTACGAAGGTCTGAAAGCTCTTGAGTACGCAGTCTGGTGCCTAGAAAACTCTCAGGAAGTTGCTATGGGTTCACCCAAACAGGTGACACGAATCTTCCCAGAGTTTTATATTGTGGAGCGGTCTGAGGAGGTACATACTTTCCTTCAAGAATTCGGACATTGGTTATCTCAGGAACCTCGAAGTACTTAAGAGAATGAGGCTCTCCGGAAAGGCTCCCTCCCTCAGTCTGCAAGCCCATCAATTTGTTTTTGCCAAGGATGTATGGCGATACAACCCGATACTGTCCATGGTAAATAAAAGA